GATGACAATGCCAACAAGTGATGAAGATATATTTAATATGAAAATTATACATCCATTTAAGTCTGGAAATATAAGACTAATATCTATAAAAAATGGTGGAATAGTAAAACCAGTTTTTAATATGTCGTTGGCGGGAGATAAAAAATTAGCAGAAATATTATTTGCAATACCTAAAGAAGAATATCCAGAAGCTAAATGGAAAGTGAGGCAGTATTTTAATCAAGCTTTATATGGTGGAGGTAAAAGTAAATATTGGCAAGGGGTACTAAAAATATTGGATGAGCATTCTGAAAAATTTGCAGAAGCACTTATTGATGTTATTTTAAAAGTTAATTTATATAATAAATTAAAGAAACAAGATGTAGATGAATCGGAGTTTGATTTTCAAGTAACACAAGGTATAGGTAGAGTTACTCCAAAAGGTAGGGTAAGTATAAATGATTCAACAAATTTTCCAATTAATACTTTACTTTGTGGTTATAATAGAATTCAGCAAAAAGAATTTAAGAATAAAAATTGGAATATTAAATTGAGAGATGAAGTAGATGAAGACGGTAAACCTGTTAAGGGTGATACAATAGACAAGGCAGCAAAAATTAAAATGTGGTTAATGAAAGGTGACGACCAAAAAGTATTAGATTTAGAATTAAGATATAAAGGTAAATTTGGTCAACAACCACAATTTACTGGCACTCTTCATCCAGATTTCAAAAAATTATTAGATAAAGAATGTTTTTAATTATATATGGTCTTCAACAAAGTCAGATAACTGTCTGAACAAAGAACTTAAATCATAAGTTTGAATTTGTACAGCGTCATCTTCATCTTCATACTTTGTACTATAATCATCTATAAGAGTATTCATTTTCGTTTCAGCTTTATCTAAAACTTTTTGAATTTCCTCTTGTAAAATGTCAAAGTCTTTTTCGTGTGGTTTCATATGTATATACTATCAGTTTTGGATGGGACAATCTAGTGAAATCGTAATCAATCTTTTTCACGTAGTAAAATAGTATAAATAGTAGTATATGATTTGTTAATGGATATGTGAATATAGATTATACTAATGGAATAAATGAGGAATAATGTTTAGTTTTAAAGGTTTTACAACAAACGATAAGAACACACACCTAGAACACCTAGAAGATGATATAATCAATAGAGGTTCATCTGGTGGAGTTAACGCAATTAACTTTCTAAAATCAGTAAGAGATATGCTCGCAGGTCACTCGGGAGCAAAAATCAATACTACTGTTAAATGGGATGGGGCACCTGCTATTATATGTGGTGTCAATCCTGAAAACGGCAAGTTCTTTGTCGGTACTAAATCAATATTTAACGTTACCCCAAAAATCAATTACACAACAGCAGACATAAGACGGAACCATTCTGGTCCTGTCGCTCAAAAATTATCAGTATGTCTTAATCATTTATCTAGTCTAAACATTAAACAAATTTTACAAGGTGATTTATTATTCACTAACGATAAGAAAGCAGTATCAATTGGTGGAGATAAAATGATTTCCTTTACACCTAATACAATCACATATGCAGTACAAGCAAATAGCAATATAGGTAAGAAGATTGCTCGTGCTAAAATGGGTATAGTATTTCATACAATGTATACTGGTAAAGATATGAAAAGTTTAACAGCAAGTTTTGGTAATGTTAGAGGTTCAGGTAATGCAAGAGTGTGGGTTGCGAGTGCTGAGTATAGGGACGATAGTGGTTCTATTACGTTTACTAAATCAGAACTATCAAAATTTGATGCTCAATTAAGAATGGCAGAAGGTTCTTTACATAAAGCAGAAAAGATACTAGGTGAAATGACTAGTCGTGCTACTGACCCTTTATCTGTAGGGTTCAGATTAAAAGCATTTTTTAATTATTATCTTAAAAATAACAAAGGTGGTATGAGTAAGGTTAGAGTCTTGCAAGATATGTTTAGAGATTACTATGAAAATATTTTAAAGATGGAAATAGACGCAAGAAAAACTGATAAAGCAAAACAAAAGTATAGAGATATATTAGCAAATGGTTTAAAATTTATCAATCAGAATAAGTCTTCTATGTATTTTGCAATAGCAAGTCACGTAACTTTAGCCAATGCGAAGAACACATTGATACAAAAGATGAATCAAATTCAACAGATAGGACACTACATTAAAACTGGAACAGGATATAGAGTAACAGCACCTGAAGGATTTGTTGCAGTAGATAGAGTAGCAGGTGCAGTAAAATTAGTAGATAGATTAGAATTTAGTAGGGCAAACTTTACGTTGCCAAAAGGATGGAAATAAATGAAGTTTAAAGAATTTTTATTACAAGAAGGTGTATATGATCCAGGTATATTTAAGGCCTTCTTTATGGCAGGAGGACCTGGTAGTGGTAAATCATTTATTGCTGCTAATACTTTTGTAGGAACTGGATTAAAATTTGTAAATTCAGATAATGCATTTGAAAGAGGATTAAAACAAGCAAATCTTTCAGACAAAATGCCTGACCAAGAAAAATATTTTAGAGATATTATAAGAAATAGTGCAAAGCGTTTGACTAGTAAACAATTAGATATGTATGTAGCAGGTAGATTAGGTTTAGTTGTTGACGCAACTGGAAGAGATTATGCAAGAATAAATGCTGAGTATAGTATGCTACACTCATTAGGTTATGATTGTTATATGATATTTGTTAACACAACATTACCTGTTGCGTTAGAAAGAAATAAAATAAGAAGTAGACAAATACCAGAGTATGTTGTGCAAACATCTTGGGAGAAAGTACAATCTAATATAGGTAAGTTTCAAAGATTATTTGGTCAATCAAATTTTATTGTAGTGGATAACAATAGGTCAGATAAAGAATTAGTGTCACAAATTTTAGCAAACTGTGACAGATTAGTTAGACGATATATGAGAGCACCAATTAAAAGTCATATAGCAAAATCTTGGATGGCAAAAGAAAAAATGTACAAAAATAAATTAAATGAAAGTGTTATAGACGCTCCTAGAAATACATATGCACCTGGAGTGTTTGATGACTATGAAACTAAATCTCCAAAACTTAAACCAAGTGTGAGAGAAATAGTTGACAATCAACTTAAAGAATTTGGTAAAGAATACCCAATTATAAAAGTTAGTTTAGTTGGTTCTATTCTTACAAAGAGATATAGAAATGACGCTGATTTAGATTTCAATGTACTGTTTGATGTGCCTGTAGATAAACAAGAAGACGAAAGATTAAGACTATCTCATAAGTATCTATCTTCTGTTAGTCCAGATAAAGTTAACGGTAGATTAATACCTGGTACACAACACCCTATTAATTATTATCTCATTACTAATGCTGTAACTCACCAAGACCAAGAAGATAAAGCAGACGCAGTATTTGATTATAGAGGTAATGTATTTACTAAAAGACCACAAGATTATACATTTGATATGAGTTTATATCTATCAGCGTATCAAAGAAAGGTACAAGAGATAGACATAGTTAAGGGAGAATTAAAGAGAGATATCATTGACTATGATGAACTAAAAGATTTACAACCAAACGATATTTTAAATCTACAAGAAAAGATTAATGAGAAGTTAGAAGAAATTGAAAAGGATATAAAAGATATTGTTGATATTGGAGATGATGTAGTTACTATGAGAAGAGGTGCGTTTGATTCTGATATGTCACCAGAACAAATTAAAACATACAGTATTAAAAATAGATTACCTAAAAATGTAGTCTATAAGATGTTAGAGAAGTATCACTATTTAAAATTCTATAAGAAATGTAAAGATATATTAGATGATAATAAAGTTACAGACGCAGAAATAGATAGTTTAAAATCAGAAGCAGTTGCTGATAAGTCTATTGCAATTACATTTGGAAGATTTAATCCTCCAACAATAGGTCACGAAAAACTTATTAGTAAAGTTGCAAGAGCAGATAGAAATTATAAAATCTATTTGAGTAGGTCAGAAGATAGTAAAAAGAATCCATTATCTGTTAGAGAGAAATTATCTTGGATGAAAAAGATGTTTCCACAATATGCTAGAAACATTGAAATCAATACAACAAATATGATTTTAGATATTGCTACTATGCTATATAACAAAGGGCATAATATTTTAAAAATGGTTGTAGGTAGTGATAGAGTAAGAGAATTTGATACTATACTTAAAAAATATAACAACCAAAAGAATAGACACGGATTCTATAACTTCAAAACAATAGATGTTATATCTGCTGGAGAGCGTGATCCAGACGCTGAGGGCGCTTCAGGTATGAGTGCGAGCAAGATGAGGGATGCTGCTCAAAAAGGTGATGTAGCGTCATTTAAGAGAGGACTACCATCTCAATTTAGAGATGTTGATGGACTGTTTAAAGCAGTAAGAAAAGGTATGGGTATAAGAGAAGACTATAAACCAGATACTTCAAAACCTGTTATGACATTAGGACAGTTTGAACAGAAACAAGTTAGAGACCTATACGTTAGGGAGATGATATTTAATATTGGAGACCAAGTCAAGTATCTTAAAGAAGATAAACAAGGTAAGGTAGTACGAAGAGGTACGAACTATGTTGTACTAGAAGATACGAATAATAATTTACACAAATGCTGGATATGGGATTGTATACCAATTGCTGCTGACAAAGAACCAATGTTAAGAGAATACAACCTAGATGTTGATTATGGATTTGAAGCAGTTGAAACAATACCAGTACCTAAACCTTACACAGCAATTAGAGATAGTTATGAAATAGGTGCTGACTATGCTAATCATTGTAAACAGATGACACCAGGAGAAAAAGAGGATGCACCTCCTGTTGACTCAAAAGACCGAGGAAAACCTACTGATACATACATATCACGCCCAGGTAAGGCAACGGATGCTAAAGTTGGTGAGGATAAATTAACTACAAAGGAAGTAAAAGAATGGTCAAACCAAGATTCAACAATAGATAAATATAAACAACGTTATAAAGAAGAGTGGAAAGCGAAACTAAACGAAGTAGTCGCTAAGATGATTGAGAAACTTTAGAGAGAGAAATGGCAACTAAATTCAAAGAATACGTACAAAAACTATACGTAGCAGAAAGTTCGGCTATGGTCTTAAAGGGAGTTGATGATTACCTTAAAATCGCTAGGGAAAAAATCAAAAGACACCCACAATTTGCCAATTTATATAGAGACCAAAAACGTGATGTAGCTACAAGTGTTGGTGGTAAGTATATCAAAATTTGGGATACGGAACGAGGACAAAAGAGAAGTATCCACGCCTTCGTAGATAAGGTAACAGGAGATGTTTTGAAGGCAGCTGGTATTAATGCTCCAGCAAAAGGTGCTAGAGGAAACGTTTTAGATAGAAAGTATATGGACTCATTAAATCGTGTATTTGACACACACGGTGGACACTTATACAGCAGACATAGTTTATCATACAATTTCAAAAGACAAAACATATTTAAATAAAATGGGCGACTTAAAAGAACAATTAGAAAAGTGGAAACAAAGTAGGTATAGAGAACCTATGAGTATGACTCGCTATAAAATGAGCGAAGGTTTTGAGTGGGGAGTCCAAACTTTTTTAAAGAAACACGGCATAGGTCGTACTAGATTTTCATACGGTATCTTATTTCTTCCACGAGCAGATGTGGAAAAAGCTAAATCATTACTAAAAAAAGAAGTAGAAAAAACTAACGGTGATGTAGCAATAATGCCTAAATCAATTTTAGGTGAAGAACACGATTGTAAACAAGTACACCCAGGCAAAAGACACAGCGAATGGCTGAATAAAGAAGAGGTTAAAGAAGAACAACTAGAAGAACTTGATGAAGGTAGAATGAAAGATATCTACACGATGGATCAAGAAGGTAAATCACACGAAGAGATTGCTAAAAGATTAAAACTAAAAGTATCAACTGTAAAAACTATTTTAGGTGAAGAAGTATTTGCTGAATTTACTGACACTCAAATAGCAAGTTTGAAAAAAGATTACGCAGGATTACAAGGTAAAACTATAAGTGGAATTAATGCAAACAAACTTATGAAAATTTTTGATAAGTTTGATAAGAGCAAACCGCTTTTAATTAAGTTATTAAAAGCAAAGATTCCATTTGTGTCAATGTTAGCGCAAGCAAGACTCATTTCAAAACACGGAGCTAATGCTGCCCAATTGGCACAAATGAGAAGAGAACAACTAGATGAAAAAGCAGAATTTAGATTGTCTTATAGTGATAAGTACGGTAAACACGCAGGTTTTGAAGACGCAAAAACTTTACAAGATTTACAAAACAGAGCACAGAAATTAAGAAGTAAGGGATTTAAGATTGATAAAATGGGTAGAAATACATCACCTGTTGAACAAAGATTACCAGAACCAGAAGGCAAACAAATTGCTACAGAAGCAAAATATAATTATAATATTAAGATATCATCCGATTACGGTAATGATGGTGGGGATCAAGAAGATGAAGGAACATTAAATGCTTCTAATGATAAAGACGCACAAAAACAAGCAGATAAATTAGCAGATAAATTTGCTGAGTTGTGGAATAAACGAAAGAGGTCTGTTGGTAGACCTGGTGGTTTTGATCCAGTAGAAATTGATGTATATAAAGAAGCATATACAGTACAGATTACAAAAACAGATGGAAGTAAATTAGTTATTGGTAAATATAATACACCTGCTGAAGCAGAAAAATATATTAGTTGGTATAAAACAGGTGATATGAGTAAGACTAAATCAGCTAAAGTAATTAAAGAAGGCAGGTGGGCAATTTCTGGTATTACAGGATATAAAAACATATCTGGTCAAGATAGATTTAAAATGATTATTAGTGCGTCTAGTAAACAGGATGCTGAAAGAAAATGGGAAAAAGAATTAGATAAACATAGAAAGAAAAGAAACATAGGACCAGGTGGTGGTGGAAGTATTGAAGATCCAGATGATATTGAAGTAGAACCAGCTGGACCAAAAGATAGAGTCGGAGATATAGAATATTCTATGACTCATAGTTATGATCCATCTTATGGAAAAATAAAAGAAGATAGTGGATATTTACAAAGTAAAATGAGTGATAAACAAATTGCTAATATTAAGGGTGTATGGAAGAATAAAAAAGCAACAGATGTAACCGACGCTGTTAAACAAATGATTAAGAGAATGGATATACCTACACAACTTGCAATTAAAGCGGCAGACATACCACACATATCAAAATTAGTAGAAGATGATGACAAAGCATATGCAATAGGTATGGCAAAGGCAAAAGAGATTAAAAAGGATAGCGGAACACCGTTGAAAAAATCAACGATAGTAAAAGGTCACGAAATTGCTAAGGCAATTAAAAAGGACGAGCACGTAGGTGCTAAAATGACCTTTGAAAGATTGTGGTCCCAGCATAAACGAGGAGATAAATAGTATTATGGCATATTTAAAACAAAAACCAGGCAGTATTGAGGATGTGGTATATAAACATCAAGCGAAGTATAAAGAAGAAGGTTATAAAAAGAAATTCGCTGAAGCATTAAAAAATACTATGGGTGGTATTGGTTCAATGACACCTAAAGAAAAGATAGCATTTTTTAATAAAGTAGAAGAAGAATGGAAACCTTCTACAGGAAAACACGCTGATGAACAGTTAATGAAAGACTTTGTATCTAAAGGTGGTAAAGTAGAAAAGATACCTGAAAATAAGAGAGCATATAATGGCAATAGAATCAAACCTCATTTAGCAAATAAAAAGAATTTAGCAAGACAAGAAGCAATGACCGAGGAAGTAGAAGTTTCTGAAGCAATGCCAGGTGGAGCTAATTCATCTTCAAGAAGAGGAACTGCTTCAAGTGGTGTTAGAAAAAAATATAGATTTGGTTATAGAGTTGCTGAAAAACAACCTAAAGGTAAAGATATAGAAGAAGAATTACCAAGACAACTTAAAGACCCTAAAAAAGAAACAATGGTTTCTAAACACGGTAAGACTATAGTAATAGATAAGTCTAAAGAAAAAGAATATCTAGCAAAAGGATGGAAACTTGCAGAAGGATATGATACAGATACACCTTTTGCTATTTCAGGTGTAGAGTCACAAAGACCTACAGAAATTGCTGAAACGATTGACGCAGGCGAAGTATCTAAAATGGCTGACAAGAAAAAAGAAGTTAAGTTTAGTACAGCAAATGTATCTACTACAGAAGATAAAAAAGAAGTTAAGAAAGATGTTATTGGTAGTGATAAACCAGAACCAAATTTAGAAAATACTATCAGAAATATTTGGAATAAAGCAGCTAATGAAACAGCAGAAAGAGGAGACTCTAAACTGTTGCCTACAAGAAATGAAAGTGTAGATGACAAAGATAGCAAAGGTGCTTCTACAGCTAAAGTTCCACCAGTAGCTAAAGATAATAAACCTGGTGTTAAGATTGCAAAGATAAGATTGAAAAGAGATAAGATGGATGGTAAAGAAGGTGGTAAAGACCCAGCAGCACAAGAGAAACAAATTTTAACGTTGCAAGGTCAAGTAAATATATTAAAAGCAAAATTAGAAAATGAAAAAAATAAAGTAATTAAACCTGTTGCAGATAAAGAAACAGGAGAAGTTCCTTTAACAGTTGGACTAGCACAAAAACTTTTAAGAGATAAAGCAGAAAAAAAAGAAGACAAAGAAGACAAAGACGAAGTTAAAAAAGAAGCAGTAAGTCCTTACAAACTAAAATATGAAACTTTAAGAGCAAGACTTAAAGAAAAAGCAGAAAAAGCAAAACTTGCTAAAAAGAAAGATGAACCTACCAAAGGTAGAACTATGACTGGTAACCCTGCTTCAAAAATTGAAACTGATCCAGAGATAAGTTATACTAATTAAAGGAGGCAATTCAGATTATGCCTCTTCCTAAACTCTATTGTGATATGGACGGCGTATTGGCAGACTTTAAAAAAGGTGCCGAGAAAGCAACAGGAGTCCCTATCAACCAATGGATGAACCTCACAAAAAAAGAAAAATGGAACCCAATCAGAAATGATAGAACTTTTTGGGAAAGATTACCTTGGACTTCTGACGGTAGACAACTATGGAGCTATATTAAAAAACATAAGCCAGATATATTATCAGCGTATGTTAAGCGTGATATAGACCCGAACTGTATACCAGGCAAAACTAGATGGTGCAGAAGTCAATTAGGTTTAAGTGGTGCAAGAGTTAATTTAGTTTTAAGAAGTCAGAAACAAAATTATGCTCAAACAGGATACAGAAGTCCTGCAGTATTAGTTGACGATTATAAACCTAATACGGATGCATTTACAAGTCGTGGTGGTATAGGAATATATCATACTTCAGCGTCTAGTTCCATAAGACAGCTAAAACAATTAGGTTTCTAACACACCTTTTTCTTATAAATATACACATATATTAAGAATTGAGTACTTTAACATAAAATATTAAAGGAGAGAATAATATGTCAAGTCATACAAATAAAGACGAAGCGGCTGGAGCACCATTATGGGCAACGGCAGCAATCAGAAAAGAATGGTCTAGTGCTAACCGTACTGACCTTTTTAATGACGCAACTGCTGATAATTTCATCACAGGTATTACTATGGGTTTGTTTAATTACAAAGATAGTGAAGTATCAGATGGAAAAGTTGCTCACGCAGGTTGGAACCTAAAAACAACTGGTTCTGGCGGCAGAGCAGGTCGTGTATCACACGAAACGTTAGTCGTATTGACTAATTCAGCTGACGCTTAATAATCAATAACGTAGGGGCAATCCTCTATAGGGTTGCCCTTATAAATAATA